CGTACGAGTACAATGGTGAGTTTGTAATTCGTTCCGGTCACCAATATTTTAAAAACGGTGAAATCATCTTCCCTGAAGGACCAGAAGCTCCTGATGGGACCTATCGTACAGTTTTTGGTCCATCTGTCTCTCACAACGGTCAAATCTATTCAAACACCAACCACAATTTTAGGTACGCAGCGCGTCGGCTCCTTGGTATTAGAACACCAAATATACCGGGGAACCACGCTAGACTACTCTGTAATCAGGAAGCCTTTATTCGAGAGAATAGGGGGTTCTTCGAGAGAGTAGCTGACATGTACTCACCACACTTCACTTCATATAAAGGAGCAGACTTGGAAGCCCTTTTACATCACGCTGATCCCCACCCCAAAGTTCTCCTGCGTAAACAAGCGTACAAAGAAATGACAGAAGAGTGCACAAATGTCGATGACTATAGTTTATGGGTCAAATCCGTCTTGTGGAAATTAAAGAAGAATGAGTGGGCTAAACCCGGAAAGAAACCCCGTTCAATCGGTGATCTCGGTGTAGCTGCCTCCCTTTTAGGCTTCCGCTTGACTAACTTCATGAAGACTGCACAAGCTGCAGAAGACATTGAAGTTAATGGAGGGACTATATGTTTTTGTAAAAGTCCTGATCCTTTTGAACTAAAGAAGCATTTCGAAAACCTGTTGGATCCTCCAGGGCGGTTTTACTACTTATATTTCTCTGACGATGCTTGTCTTGCTATACGCAACCCTAATGGTGGGGTCGACAGGTACAATTTAGATATATCGAGCTGCGACGCCTCGCACAGTACCGAATTGTTTCGTTTGTTGGAACGCCTTACTCCCCGAGGTTTGCCTCGCGACGACATGGAAAGACTCGTTGCACAATGTAAACTTCCACTCCGGGTAGTATCTCGAGTCGACCCTAATGTTAAGATCGTGCTTCAACCTCTCACAGAACGCTTGTATTCAGGTAGTACCATTACCACCGCCATTAACAACTGTGCCAACATATGTATTGGATTAGCTATCTCACAATTGGATTACACTGGCGTCCTAGGGCCCGATGGATCCTCATTTGAGTTAATCAATGCTGCCGCTCAGGCTGGGTACATAGTCACAGGCACTAACCCACTCACTCATTTTGAAGATGTTCAATTCCTTAAGAACTCTCCCGTTTTGGACAATCATGGCGATTGGCATCCGATGTTGAACTTCGGTGTCTTTCTGCGATCCTCTGGAACTTGCAATGGAGATTTACCAGGACATGGACCCCTCAAAGAGCGGGCAGAAGCGTTCCAACGCGGACTGCTAAAGTGCACCTTTCCTTACTGTACCAGTGAGGTCATAGATAGGATGCATGCTGTCCTAGGGACCGGCAATGTGGTGGTCACCAAAGAGGTAGAAGAATCTCTTGCGTACAAAACTGTGCTAAACTCCAAGTACCCCATTTATCAAGTGGACACCGTTTCCTTCTGTAGAAGGTACCGCCTTGATGACTCTGAGTACTCTGACCTGTTGCACGAATTCGCAAATCTACGCTTTGGACAACACTACAATGCTTCTTGCGTCGCCAAGATTCTGAAGAAGGACTACGACCTAACTACAACCGAGTTGGACACTAATAAGTACTTACTGAACGAGTACAATTCCGACCGGACTGAGGCGTCCTTCTGAGTTGGCCATCCAAAGTCACATCACCCAAAATCTAATCATCACCATTCATCTCTTCCATCTTTCCCTTTTGCTTAGCAAGCTTATGCTAGGAGCT